AAGAATCACCAACAAGTGATTTAGGTGTAGATTTTACTTGGACACTTACTTTTAGATTTTTAAGAGATGATTTATTAAGTCCAACTTTAGATTTTAACGCAAGTATGAGTTTTGGTTCAAATTTAAATCCATTACCTGGAACTTATGGGGCAAATATACACCCTGAAGTAGGTGATATTATACAATACCAAAACGGATATTGGGAAGTAGATAATACAAACGCAACTCAATTCTTTACAGGTAAAGATCCTGATTATCCTTATAATAATGGAAATGGTACTCCAAACCCTATCAATCCAGGATTAGATCAGTTTGGTTATAATGTAGAAGTAAGATGTGACTGTCATTATGTTCCTTCAGACAGATTAAATATTATTAATTCAAGAATGTAATGGCAAACGTAAGAAAACCTATACCAAAAACACAAAAACAATTAGGAATAGAACAAAATGTTCCTACATATTCTCAATATGGGGATCCTAATTCATTTAATCCATCACCAACCGAAAATAGAGCTTTACAAACATCATTTAAAGGAGATACAGTAAAACCTTTTAGTGTTGGTCTTCAAGATATAGATGAGGCAATTTTTTATTATTTTCAAAACGTAATTCAACCCTCAGTATTTCAAAATGGTTCAAGATTACCTGTTCCCATTATTTATGGTTCACCTGAAAAGTGGAAATCATTTCAAAAGGATGGGTATTATAGGGATCAACTTGGTAAAATACAGGCTCCGTTGATTATGTTTAAACGTAACAGTATAGACAAAAATAGACAAATAGCTAACAAATTAGATGCTAACAACCCACAAAATTTTGGTGTGTTTACTAAGCGATATACTCAACGAAATTCTTATGATAATTTTAAAGTATTAAATAACAGAATTCCACAAAAAGAATATTATGCTGTAATAATGCCTGATTATTTAACAGTTACCTATACATGTGTTGCTTTTACTTATTATGTAGAACAATTAAATAAAATAGTAGAATCAATGGAATATGCCTCAGACGCTTACTGGGGTAATCCTCAACGTTATCAATTTAAAGCAGCTATCGATTCATTTGGTTTCCAAACTGAATTAGTTAATAACGATGAACGCATAGTAAGAAGTACATTTGATATAAAAATTAATGGATATATCATACCAGATATATTACAAAAAGACATAACAGCAATTAAGAAATTTTCAAATAAAACAAAAATTATATTCTCAATGGAAGCAACTACCAACCCAGCATTCTTCGAAGGCAACGTAACAGGAGATAGAATTATAACAGAAACAGCTTCTCAAAAAGAAACTCAAAATAGATCAACTGCTATTGGATAATTTGATATTTATATTAGATAACAAACTAGTTTAATGGCGCAAGTAAGATTTTTAGATCAGGTACCGGTTGGTGTATATAATCCTAATGGAGGAAATGGTGGGGGTGGGACTATTGATATATATCAAAATGGAATATTAGTTAGTGCTAGTGTTCCCTTTATAAATTTTAGTGGTTCAGAAGTAATAACAGGATTTGGTGTTAGTGGAAGCAACACTGGTGTAACTGTTTATATTTCTGGTTCAGGAGGAGTAGGATTCCCATTTTCAGGTTCAGCCGTTATCACTGGATCTTTAGTTATTTCTGGGTCTTCTCAACCTCTTATAATACAAACTCTACCAGTTCAATCTGGTCCTTATGTTGTTACATATAACCCTGTTTCAGGTCTTTTTGGATATGTAAATTCTACTTCTGGTACAAGTGGTGTAGCAGGTACAAATGGTACAGCAGGTATTTCTGGAACTAGTGGTACATCTGGTACTAATGGAAGTTCAGGTACATCTGGTATAGCAGGAACTAGTGGTATTTCTTCTACTTCAGGAACAAACGGTACATCAGGTTCTTCAGGAATAAATGGAGTAGCAGGTACATCAGGTATTTCTAACACTTCAGGTACATCAGGATCTTCAGGTACATCCGGTTCAAGCGGAACTAGTGGTGTATCAGGTACAAATGGTACTAATGGTACTTCTGGTATTAGTGCTACAAATGGTACTTCAGGAACCTCAGGTACATCAGGATCTAATGGTTCATCAGGTATAAATGGAAATGCAGGTACATCAGGTATTTCTAACACTTCAGGTACATCAGGATCTAATGGATCTTCTGGTATTAATGGAGTAGCAGGAACTTCAGGAGTATCAAATACAAGTGGTACTACTGGATCTTCAGGTACAAGTGGTATCTCAGGTACTTCAGGTATTTCTTCAACTTCTGGTACTTCCGGTACTAGTGGTGCTAATTCAACTTCTGGTACATCTGGTATTTCAAATACAAGTGGTACAACAGGTACTGCTGGTAGTTCAGGTGCTAGTTCAACAGCAGGTACTTCAGGCATATCAAGTACATCTGGTACTTCTGGAACATCAGGTAGTTCAGGTTCTACAGGTGTAGCAGGAACATCTGGTGCAAGTAATACTTCTGGTACATCTGGTTCAAGTGGTACAACTGGTACATCAGGTACTAGTGGTGTTAATGGATTAGCAGGTACCTCAGGAATATCTAATACAAGTGGTACTTCAGGTTCTGCTGGTACAAGTGGTATAAATTCTACTGCTGGTACAAGTGGTTTAAGTAACACTTCTGGAACAAGTGGTTCAGCAGGTACATCTGGAAATACAGGTACAGCAGGAACTAGTGGTTTATCAAATACGAGTGGTACAAGTGGTTCATCAGGAACTACAGGTACTGCTGGAACATCAGGTGCTAGCTCAACAGCTGGTACTTCAGGATTAAGCAATACAAGTGGTACTTCAGGTTCAAGCGGAACTACAGGTACTTCTGGTACAACAGGTGCTGCTGGAACAAGCGGTGCTAATAATACATCAGGTACTTCTGGTATAAATGGTAGTTCAGGTACAACAGGAGCAGCTGGTACTTCAGGTATTTCAGCAACAAGTGGTACTTCGGGTTCAACAGGTACTTCTGGTTCAAATGGAGTAGCAGGTACTAGTGGCTTATCTAATACTTCAGGTTCAAGTGGAACTTCAGGTTCAAGCGGTACTCGTGGTTTAGCTGGAACTAGTGGTGATTCTAATACTTCAGGTACAAGTGGTTCAAGTGGTACTTCTGGTACGGACGGTACTGCTGGTAGAAGTAGTACAGCAGGTACCTCTGGATTAAGTAACACATCTGGTACCTCAGGTACAGATGGTTCTTCTGGTAGATCAGGCACAGCAGGTACAAGTGGTATTTCATCTACTTCAGGTACAAGTGGTACAAATGGTTCTTCAGGAACTACAGGTACTGCAGGTACATCAGGTGCTAGCTCAACAGCAGGTACAAGTGGCATATCAAATACTTCTGGTACTAGTGGTTCAAATGGATCTTCAGGTACAACAGGAGCAGCAGGTACTTCAGGTGCTTCAAATACTTCAGGTACTTCTGGAACTACTGGTTCTTCAGGAACTCGTGGATTAGCAGGTACATCAGGTGATAGTAATACAAGTGGTACTTCAGGTTCATCAGGAACAAGTGGTACAGACGGTACTGCAGGTAGATCTGGTACAGCAGGTACCTCAGGATTAAGTGCTACTAGTGGAACTAGTGGTTCAAATGGTTCTTCTGGTGCAACAGGTACTGCAGGTACAAGTGGTATATCAAACACTTCAGGTACAAGTGGTTCAAATGGCTCTTCAGGTACTACAGGTGCCGCAGGTACTTCAGGTTTATCAAATACTTCTGGTACATCTGGTACTTCCGGTTCAGCAGGTACAACAGGTACTTCAGGTACAACAGGTAATGCTGGTACATCAGGTTTAAGTAATACATCAGGTACCGCTGGTACATCAGGTTCTTCAGGAACTACAGGTACTGCTGGTACTTCAGGAATAAATGGAGTAGCAGGTACTTCAGGTATTTCAAATACAAGCGGTACCTCAGGTTCTTCTGGTACTTCAGGTTCTAATGGTACTCGTGGTATAGCAGGTACTTCCGGTAATAGTGATACATCAGGTACGTCTGGTTCTTCGGGTACAAGTGGTACTTCAGGAACTAAAGGTATAGCAGGTACCTCAGGCGACTCATTTACATCAGGTACAAGCGGTTCATCAGGTACTGCTGGTACAGATGGTACTGCAGGTAGATCAAGTACAGCAGGTACTTCAGGTATAAGCAGTACAAGTGGTACAAGTGGTTCAAATGGTTCTTCAGGTACAACAGGTGCTGCTGGTACTTCAGGAGCTTCAAATACTTCAGGTACATCAGGTACGTCTGGTTCTTTCGGTACAAATGGTAGTGCTGGTACAAGTGGTATTTCAAACACTTCTGGTACAAGTGGTATTTCAGGTACAACAGGTACAAGTGGTACTTCAGGATTAAGTGGATTTAATGGTGTTTCAGGCGCTTCTGGTTCAAGCGGAACAAATGGTACATCAGGAATAAATGGAACAAATGGTACTTCAGGAGTATCAAATACTTCAGGAACAAGTGGTTCAGCAGGTACAACAGGTACTGCAGGTACAAGTGGAACTTCAAATACAGCAGGTACAAGTGGTATTTCTAACACCTCAGGTACTTCAGGTAGTGCTGGAACTAGTGGTTTAACAGGTACTGCAGGTATTTCTGCTACTTCTGGTACTTCTGGATCTTCAGGTTCAAGTGGTACAAAAGGAATTGCTGGTACTTCAGGTGATTCCTTTACATCTGGTACTTCAGGTTCATCAGGAACTTCAGGTACAGATGGTACTTCAGGTAGAAGTGGAACGGCTGGTACTTCTGGTTTGTCAAGTACAAGTGGTACAAGTGGTTCAACTGGTACTTCAGGTACAACAGGTGCTGCTGGTACTTCAGGAGCTTCAAATACTTCAGGCACTTCAGGTTCAAGTGGTACAACAGGTACTTCAGGTACAACAGGAGCCGCCGGTACTTCAGGTTTATCAAATACTTCAGGTTCTTCAGGAACAAATGGTAATTCAGGTACTTCAGGAGTAGCAGGAACAAGTGGTATTAGCAATACAAGTGGTACTAGTGGTTCAAATGGAACTAGTGGTATTAATGGTATAGCTGGTACTTCAGGAATTTCAAATACTTCAGGTACAGCAGGCACAAGTGGATCTTCAGGAACTACAGGTACTTCAGGTACGAATGGTATAGCAGGTACTTCAGGCATTTCAAATACATCAGGTACTTCAGGTTCAACAGGTTCTTCAGGAACATCAGGTGCTGCTGGTACTTCAGGATCAAGTAATACATCAGGTACAAGCGGTTCTCAAGGTACTTCTGGTACAACAGGTGCTGCTGGTACTTCAGGATCTTCAAATACTTCAGGTACAAGTGGTACAACTGGTTCTTCTGGAACTCGTGGTAATGCAGGTACATCTGGTGATTCATTTACATCAGGTACTAGTGGTACTTCAGGTTCTAGTGGTACAGATGGTACCTCAGGTAGATCAGGCACTGCAGGTACTAGTGGAATAAGTTCTACTAGTGGTACTAGTGGATCAAATGGATCTTCAGGTGCTACAGGTACAGCAGGTACATCAGGAATTAGTAATACTTCAGGTACAAGTGGTTCAAATGGAACTGCTGGTACAACAGGAGTTGCTGGTACATCAGGAAATTCAAATACATCAGGTACAAGCGGTACTTCAGGTTCATCAGGTACAACTGGTACTTCAGGAACTAATGGTAACGCTGGTACTTCTGGAATTAGTAATACTTCAGGTACTTCTGGTACTAGTGGTTCAGCAGGAACTACAGGTACAGCAGGTACTACAGGAGCCGCTGGAACAAGTGGTTCTTCAAATACATCAGGCACTTCAGGTTCATCTGGTTCTTCAGGAACAAGAGGAAACGCGGGTACAAGTGGCAATAGTGATACAAGTGGTACTTCAGGAACTTCAGGTTCAAGTGGTACTGATGGCACTGCAGGTAGATCTGGTACAGCAGGTACTTCTGGAAATTCAAATACATCTGGTACTTCAGGTTCTTCAGGAACTACAGGTACTTCAGGTACAAATGGTATAAGTGGTACTTCAGGAATTAATGGTACTGCTGGTACTAGTGGAATAAGTGCTACTAGTGGAACTAGTGGTTCAAGTGGTACATCAGGTACAAACGGAACTAATGGTATTAATGGAGTTGCAGGTACAAGTGGTATAAGTGCTACTTCTGGTACTTCAGGTTCTAATGGTACTAATGGTGTTAATGGAATAGCTGGTACTTCAGGTATTAGTGCAACCTCCGGTACTTCAGGTTCAAACGGTACTGCAGGTATAAATGGTTTAGCAGGTACAAGTGGTATAAGTGCTACTTCTGGTACTTCAGGTTCAAACGGAACTTCAGGAATAAACGGAGTTGCTGGTACTTCAGGTATTAGCTCAACTTCAGGTACTTCAGGTTCAAATGGTACTGCAGGTATAAATGGTGTAGCAGGTACTTCAGGTATTAGTGCTACGTCTGGTACATCAGGTTCATCTGGTTCTTCAGGAACAAGAGGAAATGCTGGTACAAGTGGTAATAGTGATACAAGTGGTACTAGTGGTACAAGTGGTTCTTCTGGAACTAAAGGTATAGCTGGTACTTCAGGAAATAATGATACAAGTGGTACTTCTGGTACTTCTGGTTCAAGTGGTACAGATGGTACTGCTGGAAGAAGCGGTACTGCAGGTACAAGTGGTGTGTCTAGTACAAGCGGAACTAGTGGTTCATCAGGAACATCAGGTTTATCAGGAACTAATGGTATAGGCGGTACTAGTGGCGTATCTAACACATCAGGTACATCGGGTTCATCAGGAACTACAGGTACTTCTGGTACAAATGGTAATGCTGGTACATCAGGTGTTTCAAATACATCAGGTACAAGTGGTTCAAGTGGTTCTTCAGGAACTACAGGAACTGCAGGTACTTCAGGTGCTAATTCAACTGCTGGTACAAGTGGTTTAAGTAATACATCTGGAACAAGTGGCTCAGCAGGTACTTCTGGTACAACAGGTGCTGCTGGTACTTCAGGTGTTAGTAATGTTTCTGGTACAAGTGGTACTTCAGGTTCATCTGGTACAACAGGTGCTGCTGGTACTTCAGGATCTTCAAATACTTCTGGTACCTCAGGTAGCTCAGGTTCGTCAGGTACAACTGGTACTTCAGGAACCTCAGGTGCTAGTTCAACAGCTGGTACAAGTGGTTTAAGTAATACATCAGGAACTTCAGGTTCAGCAGGTACTTTTGGTACAACAGGTGCTGCTGGAACTTCAGGAATATCAAACACATCAGGTACATCAGGTTCTAGTGGTACTACAGGTACTTCAGGAACTCGTGGTTTAGCTGGAACTAGTGGCGACTCAAATACTTCAGGAACTTCAGGTTCATCAGGTTCAAGTGGTACTCACGGTACATCAGGTGCTTCAAGTACAGCTGGAACAAGTGGTATAAGTAATACTAGTGGTACAAGTGGTTCTTCAGGTTCATCTGGTACTACTGGTACATCAGGTACAAGTGGTGTAAATGCTACCGCAGGTACTTCAGGTATATCAAACACATCTGGAACTTCAGGTTCATCAGGAACTTCAGGTTCAACAGGTACAGCAGGTACAAGCGGTGCAAGTTCAACCGCTGGTACTTCAGGTTTAAGTAACACAAGTGGTACAGCAGGTACAAGTGGCTCTTCAGGAACTAATGGTACTTCAGGAATAAATGGAGTTGCTGGTACTTCAGGTATTAGTGCAACTTCAGGCACAAGTGGTTCTGCAGGTACTGCTGGTACTACAGGAGCTGCTGGTACTTCAGGTTCAAGTAACACATCTGGAACTTCAGGTACAACTGGTTCTTCAGGAACTCGTGGATTAGCAGGTACATCAGGAGATAGTAATACAAGTGGTACTTCTGGTACTTCAGGTTCTAGTGGTACTCATGGTACTTCAGGCATAAATGGTACTGCTGGTACTTCAGGAGTATCAAATACATCAGGTACTTCAGGTTCATCTGGTTCTTCAGGAACTACAGGTACTGCAGGTACTTCAGGTGCATCAAATACTGCAGGAACAAGCGGTTTAAGTAATACTTCAGGAACAAGTGGTTCAGCAGGTACATCAGGTTCTACTGGTACCGCAGGTACTTCAGGATTTTCAAACACTGCAGGTACATCAGGAGTAAGTAATACAAGTGGTACAAGTGGTACTTCAGGTTCATCTGGTACAACAGGAGTTGCTGGTACTTCAGGTGCATCAAATACTTCAGGTACAAGTGGTACTACAGGTTCAAGTGGTACTCGTGGTTTAGCAGGTACTTCAGGTGATTCATTTACATCAGGTACTAGTGGTACATCAGGTTCTAGTGGTACAGATGGTACTTCAGGAAGAAGTAGTACATCAGGTACTTCTGGTTTATCAAATACATCTGGTTCTTCAGGAACAGATGGTACTTCAGGAAGAAATGGTACAGCTGGTACTTCTGGAATTTCAAATACTTCTGGAACTAGCGGTTCATCAGGTTCATCAGGAACTAATGGTACTTCAGGTACAACAGGTGTTGCTGGAACTAGTGGTTTATCAAATACATCTGGCACTTCAGGTAGTTCAGGTACAACAGGTACTTCTGGTACTAATGGAGTAGCAGGTACAAGCGGATTAAGCAACACTTCAGGAACATCTGGTTCTTCAGGTTCGAGTGGTACTACAGGTACTGCTGGTACTACAGGAGCCGCAGGTACATCAGGTATTTCAAATACATCTGGTACTTCGGGTTCTTCAGGAACTTCAGGTTCAACTGGTACAGCAGGTACAAGCGGAGCTTCAAGTACAGCAGGTACAAGCGGTTTATCAAACACATCTGGTACTTCAGGTTCAAGTGGTACAACAGGTACTTCAGGAACTAATGGAGTTGCTGGTACAAGTGGTTTATCAAATACTTCAGGCACTTCAGGTTCATCTGGTTCTTCAGGAACAAGAGGATTAGCAGGCACATCAGGTGACTCATTTACATCAGGTACTTCAGGAACTAGTGGTTCATCAGGTACAGATGGAACTGCAGGTAGAAGCGGAACTGCTGGTACTTCTGGTAATTCAAATACTTCAGGAACATCTGGTTCAAGTGGTACTACTGGTACTTCAGGAACTAATGGAGTAGCAGGTACAAGCGGATTAAGCAATACTTCAGGTACAAGTGGTTCTTCAGGTACAACAGGTACTTCAGGAACTAATGGAGTTGCCGGTACATCAGGATTAAGCAATACTTCAGGCACAAGTGGTTCTTCAGGAACTTCAGGTATAAATGGTACTGCTGGAACTTCTGGTTTATCTAATACATCAGGTTCAACTGGTACAGCAGGTACAAGTGGTGCTTCTTCTACAGCAGGAACAAGCGGATTAAGCAGTACTTCAGGTACAAGCGGTTCACAAGGTACTTCAGGTACAACAGGTGCTGCTGGAACAAGCGGTGCTTCAAATACAAGTGGTACAAGTGGTACATCAGGTAGTTCAGGAACTCGTGGTAACGCTGGTACATCAGGTAACAGTGATACATCAGGAACTAGTGGTACTAGTGGTTCTTCAGGAACAAGTGGTACTAAAGGTTTAGCAGGTACTTCAGGTAATAGCGATACTTCAGGAACAAGTGGTACTTCTGGTTCTTCAGGAACTAAAGGTACAGCAGGTACTTCTGGTATAAGTGATGTAAGTGGTACTTCTGGTACAAGTGGTTCTTCAGGAACTAAAGGTACAGCAGGTACTTCAGGAATAAATGATACTTCAGGTTCAGCTGGTACCGCAGGTACTTCAGGTAGATCAGGTACAGCAGGAACTTCAGGTATAAGTGGTACTTCAGGTTCTAATGGAACAGATGGTACTTCTGGAAAAAATGGAACATTTGGAACTTCAGGTTTAAGTGGAACTTCAGGTTCAAACGGAACAGACGGTACTTCAGGTAGAAATGGTACAGCTGGTACTTCAGGATTATCTAATACCTCAGGAACCTCAGGTTCAAGTGGTACAACTGGTACTTCAGGAACAACAGGTATTGCTGGTACATCAGGAATTTCAAATACTTCTGGAACTTCAGGTTCATCAGGTACAACTGGTACTTCAGGAACTGCAGGACAATCAAATAATTCAAACACTTCTGGTACAAGTGGTTCATCAGGAACTACAGGAACAGCAGGTACTGCAGGTGCAGCTGGTACTTCAGGAATCTCAAATACAAGCGGAACAAGTGGAACAAGTGGTTCAGGAGGTTCAGCAGGTATTGGAGGCGTTTCAGGTGCTTCTGCAGCTAGTGGTTCATCAGGAACTTCAGGTTCATCAGGTACTTCTGGAACAACAGGAGCCGCTGGAACTTCAGGAGCTTCTAATACAAGTGGAACAAGTGGTTCTTCAGGTACTACAGGTACTTCAGGAACTGCAGGACAGTCAAACTCATCAAATACCTCAGGAACCTCAGGTTCAAGTGGTACAACTGGTACTTCAGGTACAAGAGGTATAGCTGGAACTAGCGGTGATTCAAATACATCAGGTACCTCAGGATCTTCAGGAACAAGTGGTACTGATGGTACAGCAGGTAGATCTGGTACAGCAGGTACAAGTGGTTTATCTAATACTTCGGGAACAAGTGGTTCACAAGGTACTTCTGGAACAACAGGAGCCGCTGGAACTGCAGGACAATCAGGTATATCTAATACATCAGGTACAAATGGTACTTCAGGTACAACAGGTGCTAATGGTACTGCAGGTCAATCAGGTGCTTCTAATACTTCAGGAACTTCAGGTTCTTCCGGTACTACAGGAGCTACTGGAACAGCAGGTCAATCAGGAGCTTCAAACACATCAGGAACATCAGGTTCTAGTGGTACTACTGGTACTTCAGGAACAAGAGGTATAGCTGGTACTTCAGGAAATAATGATACAAGTGGTACTTCTGGTACTTCTGGTTCAAGTGGTACAGATGGTACTGCGGGAAGATCAGGTACTGCAGGTACTAGTGGATTAAGTTCTACTTCAGGAACAAGTGGTTCACAAGGTACTTCAGGTACAACAGGTGCTTCAGGTACAGCAGGAGTTAGTGGAATTTCTAATACATCTGGTACAAATGGTACTTCTGGTACAACAGGTGCCAATGGAACAGGTGGTAATAGTGGATCTTCAAACACTTCAGGAACTTCAGGTTCTTCAGGTACAACAGGGGCTAATGGAACAGCAGGAGTTAGTGGTGTTTCTAACACCTCTGGAACTTCAGGTTCTTCAGGCACAACAGGAACTTCTGGTACAACAGGCGCTTCAGGTACAGCAGGTCAATCAGGATTATCTAACACCTCAGGTACTAATGGTACTTCAGGAACAACAGGTGCTAATGGAACTGGTGGTAACAGTGGAGCTTCTAATACTTCAGGAACTTCAGGTTCTTCAGGTACTACAGGAGCTTCAGGTACAGCAGGCCAATCAGGTGCTTCTAGTACAAGTGGTACAAGCGGTTCACAAGGTACTTCTGGTACAACAGGAGCTAATGGAACAGCAGGAGTTAGTGGTGTTTCAAACACATCAGGTACAAATGGTACTTCAGGTACAACAGGTGCTTCAGGTACTGCTGGTCAATCAGGTGCTTCAAACACTTCAGGAACTTCAGGTTCAAGTGGTACTACAGGAGTTTCAGGTACAGCCGGTCAATCAGGTGCTTCTAATACTTCAGGAACTAGTGGTTCATCAGGAACTAGTGGAACATCAGGTACTTCAGGTTTAAGTGGTGCTGCTGGTATTTCTGGAATAAGCAATACTTCAGGAACTACAGGTACAAATGGTACTTCAGGTAATAGTGGAAATGCTGGAACTAGTGGTATTTCAAATACATCAGGCACAACTGGTACTTCAGGTACAAGTGGTAACTCAAACGTAACTGCAGGTACTTCAGGCACATCACAAACATCAGGTATAAGCGGTACAAGTGGTACTTCTGGAAATAGTAATGTTACAGCAGGTACTTCAGGCACATCACAAACATCAGGTATAAGCGGTACTAGTGGTACAAGTGGTAACTCAAACGTAACAGCTGGTACTTCAGGTGCAAACCAAACATCAGGTATAAGCGGTACTAGTGGTACAAGTGGTAACTCAAACGTAACAGCTGGTACTTCAGGTGCAAACCAAACATCAGGTATAAGTGGTACATCAGGTACATCTGGAAATAGTCTTACAACTTCAGGTACAACAGGTGCTAGTGGTACTTCAGGTATAAACGGTACTTCAGGTACAAGCGGTATTTCAATAGGAGGTGGTACTTCAGGTGTAAATGGCGCTAGTGGAACAAGTGGTATAAACGGTACTTCAGGTACAAGCGGTATTTCAATAGGAGGTGGTACTAGTGGTACTAACGGCGCTAATGGTACTTCAGGAAGAAATGGCACATCAGGAACTTCTGGAATAAGTAATGCTACTTCAGGAACAAACGGAGCAGATGGTACTTCAGGAAGAAATGGCACATCAGGAACTTCTGGAATAAGTAATGCTACTTCAGGTACAAATGGTGCTGATGGAACTTCAGGAAGAAATGGTATAGCAGGTACTTCAGGAATTAATGCAACAAATGGTACAACAGGTGCTTCTGGTACTAATGGTATAAATGGTGCTAATGGTACAAGTGGTATTAACGGTACTAATGGTACAAGTGGTGCTGCTGGAACAAGTGGTATATCATTTAGCGGTACAGCAGGTATTAGTGGTGGTACATTTGTAAACCAACCCGATTATTTAGTAAGATCAGTAGGTGCTTCAACAGTACAAAGTGTATCGTTCTTATACGCTGATATTACAAATAGTAGATTTGGTATTGGAACAACATCTCCAAATTCTAAAGTACACATTTTAAATAACTCTTCTACTGAAAGTCCATTAACATTAGAAAACGATTCTACTTCAGGATACGCTCAAATTATTTATAATGCTCAAGGTGTAACTAACACATGGAACGTAGGTGTAGGAGGTAGTGCAGTAGGTGCTTTAGCATCTGATTTCTTCTTCTATAACGCTAGTTTTGGTACAGTAATGGCAATAACTACAGCAGGTTATGTAGGTATTCAAACTACAGCTCCTAGTTATCCATTAGATGTAAACGGAAACGTTAGTGGAATATCAATATATGCTTCAAACGATATTGTAGCATTTTCAGATGCTAAAGTAAAAGGAGATGTTCAAGTAATTGAAAACGCTATAGAAAAAATTAAAGAAATTAGAGGTGTAACGTTTATAAGAACAGATAGAGAAGATACACAAAGATACGCCGGTGTAATTGCTCAAGAAGTACAAAAAGTATTACCTGAAGTAGTTACAACAAGAGTAGATGATGGAACATTAGCAGTAGCATATGGTAACTTAAACGCTCTATTGATTGAAGCTATTAAAGAATTAACAGCTAAAGTAGAAAGTTTAGAACAACAACTTAAAGATAAATAATATGCCAACTCCAGGAGGACCAATAAGTATAGATGATTTATTTCAAGAATCAACACCAGGATTTTCAGCGGCGGAAAGTTTTGGAAGGATTGCTTATGAATCTTGGGCTCAAGGTCCTTTAGGATCTAATACTTATACTTCTAATGGATTTGGGGGAGATGGTAGTGGAGGAGGAGTACCTGCAGGTGGAAACGCTATATACAATACAGGTGCTCCTCTTGTACGTGGCGTAGATTTTATAAATTTAGGTAATTATACTAACAAATATTACTATTTTGATGGAACTACTTATGATATAAAATATTCTTATAATAATACAAAAAACAATACATTTTTCCCCCCACCAGGACAAAATAATGACATAAATGTTCAAATAGATTGTTATGATTATAATGGTGTTTATAGAGTTCATAATAGTTTTAATGTTAATGCTCCTGGAGGAACTTCAGCAGGAGCAACTCAAATGCCTGGTTTTTCTGCTAATAGTTTTCCTTTAGTATCCAATGTTTATTGGTCTATCCAAATTAATACAAACCCAGGTAATGGTATTGCAAATATTGCTTTTTCAGTTAATGGTACTACTGTATATAATGCTGGTGGAGGTGGAGGTAGTTTTACATGGACTTCAGGAGGTGCTTCTCAAGGATATACAAACGGCTCAGGAATTGTTTATGATGTATATGTAACTTAATTTTTTAATATATTTATAACATATGGCATTAGTAGCATCAATTTCACCAGTACCAGTAATAAATAAACAAGCAGTTTATTTAAATGCTTATATTTTAAGATATGATTTACAATCAACATATTGTACTGCTAGATATAATCTTTTAGGAGTAAGTGGTTCTCTTTTATTTAGTGAGGATTATGAAGTACCCCCTGAAGTTTTAGCAACATGGGGAACAGATGATAAAGTAATCATTCAATCTATAGCGGCTGATAAAGGACTAACAATTACAGGATACCCAACAGGTTCTTTATAATAACTTGGTACTTTAAGTACTTTTTATTATATTTATTGTCAACATCGTTATGAAAAAATTGTTATATGTTGCCCCGCATCTGTCAACAGGTGGACTTCCTCAATACCTTTGTAAAAAAATAGAATTATTAAAAGATGAATTTATTATTTATCTTATTGAATGGGTAGATCATACAGGTGGTCGTTTAGTTGTAACTAAAAATAAAATAACCCAACTCGTTGCTCCTGAAAGATTTTATACACTAGACGATAATAAACAACAATTAATTGAAATTATTAACAATATCCAACCCGATATTATTCATTTAGAAGAAATACCTGAATTTTTTATGGATTCAGATATAGCTAAACAAATATACAAACAGGATAGAAGTTATGCTATTGTAGAAACATCACATGATTCATCTTACAATACAGAAAATAAACAATTCTTTCCAGATAAATTTATGTTTGTATCTGATTGGCAAATTAATCAGTATAAAGATATAAACATTCCTAAAGTATTAGTTGAGTATCCAATTGAATATGTTGAACGTCCTAATAGAGAAGAAGCATTAAAAGCACTAGGTTTAGATCCCAATAAAAAACATATTTTACACGTTGGATTATATACATCACGTAAAAACCAAGCAGAATTTTTTGAATATGCTAAATCATTACCTGAATATGAATTTCATAGTTTAGGTAATAGAGCAGATAATTTTAGATGGTATTGGGAACCATTAGAAAAAGATACACCTTCAAATTTAACATGGTGGGATGAAAGAACAGATGTAGATAGATTTTACCAAGCAATGGATTTATTTTTATTCACATCTAAAGGTTCAAATAATGATAAAGAAACAATGCCTTTAGTTATTCGTGAAGCAATTTCTTATCAAATCCCTGTTTTAATATATAATTTACCAGTTTATTTAAATTATTTTGATAAATTTGATAAAGTTAATTATCTTGAATTTAATGACTTTAAACAAAATTGTGAAATAATTCAACAATTATTAAATAAAGAAGAATATATAAATAAAGAAAAAGAAGTAATTATTATTTCTACATATCCTAATACACAAAGAATTATTGATGTAACATTACAAAACATCAAAGCAGCTAAAAAAACAGGAAGAAAAATTATTTTAACATCACACATACCAGTTCCTAAAGAATTAGAAAAAAAAGTAGATTATGTAATTGTTGATAATAATAATTTATTAACTAAACATACTTTTTATTCCTATTCTTATTACAATTATCCTGATTTTTATGCTTATATAAACTTAAAAGCTCATGGAAATGACATTTATCATGGTCCTGCTTGTTATACAAATTATTATAATGGAGCTTGTTTAGCTCAAGGTTTAGGATTTAATAAAGCTTTCTTTTTAAATTATGATTACGAGATTAATGATGAATATTTTTTAAATTATGTATCTTCTAAATTAAATAAAAAAGATTATTATGTTCATTTAAGAGAAGGTGATCAAGAAGGTCCAACTATTACTACTTGGTTTATGGGAGTTAATCCAAAATCATATATAAACGATTTTCCTCCAATGTTAAAAGAACAAGACTATACTGATGCTATGTACCGTTGGGGTTCTGAAACTAATGGATTAGAAAATATGGTTTATCATAATTTAAAATTCATTTCTGATAGAGTTTATTATGAAAAAAATCAAGATTTTGTAGAATTAGCAAATCAATATTTAATACATTATGATTTTTCACGTGTTGAATATTTTACTCTACTCCCAATAAAAAAGACTTATAATAAGTTTGTTATTTGGTTTAGTGTTAATAATTCTACAGATAGTAGAATAATGGATGTTTTTGTAGATGATATACTAGTAGAAACTATCAATATTAATGGTAATAATAAATGGTTTAAAATTATGGATTTTGAAAATAAACCATGTAATATAGTAGCAAATTTTTATGATAGAGAAGATACGTTAAAAGAAAATATAATAGAAACAAAAGAAATTATATTAACTCCTGATTATTTTTATAACAACCTATCAGATAACGGTTATATAGAATTAAAATGAAAATTTGCCAAATAAATCCAGGTTGCGGTATTCCTATTCCACCACCTTCATGGGGTGCTATTGAAAAAATAGTATGGGATTTTACTTGTAATTTAAAAAAATTAGGACATCAAGTAGATATTAAATGGGCAAACGAAGTAAATAAAGGTGACTATGATGTTGTAATGGTACACGTTGCTAATTTAGCTTTAGAACTAGCAGAAAGAGGAATACCATATATTTTTCAGCACCATGACCACCATGCTTTTTATTATGGAAAAGATTCTGAGGTGTATAGGAAAAATAAAGAAGCAATGGAAAAATCATTGTGTTCTTTAGTACCTGCTCGTTATTTAGTTGATTATTTTGAATGTGATAAAGTAGAATATTTTTCTCATGGTGTAGATATTGATACATTTTTTCCAAATTTAAATCCACCAATAAAACATAGTTTGTTAATGTTAGCTAATAATGGATTAGGTGGTTATGGTACTCATGATAGAAAAGGATTTGAATTGGGTATTAAATTAGCTATGGCCTACAATTTATCTATCACTATTGCTGGTCCCCAAAATAATGAAAATTGGATAGATGCTAATCCTTGGGTAAAAGGTTATCCTAAATTAAATGTAATTTATGATTTACCTAATGAACAATTAAGACAACTTTATACTTCACATACTATATTTTTACATCCAAGTGAATTAGAAGCAGGTCACCCTAATTTAACAATATTAGAGGCCGCAGCATGTGGTTTACCTGTTTTAGGTTGGATAGAAGAAGAAACATTTTTTGGTGGAATGTGGAGAGCTCCTCGTAGTTTACCTGATATGGTAAATGGTATGGAAGATATTCTAAACAAATATGATGCTTACAGACAAAATGCTTTATCCCATGCTCAATCCTTATCTTGGTTAAATAGAACAAAAGAACTAGTACAAATATATGAAAGATATACTAATTAAAGAATACAACAACACAGTAAAATTAAATTTACCTTTTAAAGAACCTTCTAATTCTTTTAATGTTCATTTTGTAAACTGTGCTTCTTGTGAAATATTAGGACCACAAGATGCTAATTATTATGTTGTTTTTAAAGATAATAAAACAGGTAAAATTTACCATGAAGCTGATATTAGTAATAATATGTGGACTAAGTGTAATACTGCTTATTTTGTTGAGTGGAAAATTGAAGTCTACAGTAACAATAAGTTAGTATTTGAACATTTATATAATGCTGAAAATAAAAAAGTTTATGTACATTTAGAATCAAATGCTTTAGGTGATACTCTAGCATGGTTTCCTCATATCGAAGAATTTAGAAAAAAACACAATTGCCACATGGTAGTATCAACTTTCCATAACGATTGGTTTGAATCTCAATACCCAGAAATAGAATTTATTAAACCTGGTACTCCTGTAGAAAATTTATATGCTATGTACTGTATTGGGTGGTTTTATGATAATGAAGAAAGAGTAAAAAGCAAAAACCCACAAGAATTCAAAACAATACCTTTACAACAAACAGCAACGGATATTTTAGGATTAGATTATTATGAAGTAAAACCTAAAGTTTATTTTGAAAATAAAGGTAAACAAATAAATGGAAAATATGTTGTGATTGCTCCTCATGCTTCCGCTCATGCTAAATATTGGAATTACCCAGGTGGATGGCAAGATATTATTGACTATTTACTTAGTAAAAATTATCATGTTGTTATGTTAACTCAAGAACCTCATGGTGATCCGTGGCATGATTCAAAATTAGGAGGTACTTTAGAAGGTATTATTGATAAAACAGGTAATTTACCATTACAAGATAGAATGAATGATATTAAACACGCTGATATGTTTATTGGTGTAGGTAGTGGAATGAGTTGGTTATCCTGGGCTTTGGGAACAAAAACAATATTAATTTCAGGCTTTAGTGAACCATATACTGAATTTGAAGATTGTGAACGTATATTTACTCCTGATTCAAATGCTTGTTCTGGATGTTTTAATAGACATTGGTTAAATCCTGGTGATTGGGAATGGTGTCCTGAACATCAAAATACACCAAGACATTTTGAATGTACAAAAACTATAAAACCTGAGCAAGTAATCGTGTCAATTAATAAACTTTTGAATATTTATTAATAAACATGGCATTACAAACTTTATCAAAATCAAATATCCTAAACGGAAATGTAGTTCAAGCAGCAGATGTATCTCAATCTGTAGATGCGTTTACTGGAGCCGTAGGATATGCTATTACCCTTTCAGGTTCATTTGCTTTTGCGGGACAAACCACAGGTAGTGGTTATTTTTCTAATGCTGTAACTTCTGATACAGTAAAACCTCAAAATATTGCTTCAAATGTTGGTTATACAATACCTTATTTAGCATCAACAGGATCAACTTCTGCTTTATATTATTCGGCTCAAGGACCTACTTATAATCCTACAACTCAAATACTTACAGCTACAGCTTCTCAAGCCGTAAGTGCCTCTCAAGCAGCATCAGCATCATATACTCTATATGGTACAAATAATTTATCTGTAGGAGCTTTTTCCGATAGAACCACACAAACCGTTTCTCAAAATACTTCAGCATCTTTAACATTAGGTACTATTGATATATCTGATGGTGTTACTTTAGGTACTCCAACTTCTAGAATGGTTGTTAGTAAAACTGGTACTTATAATTTTCAATTTTCAGTACAAGTTGCTTTATCTAGTGGAGCTAATGGAAATGCTTATTTATGGTTAAGAAAAAATGGTACTAACCAAACATACACAAATACAGGTATTTACATGCAAAACACTAATGATAAACATGTTGCTGCTTGGAATTTTGTTGTAAATTTAAATGCTGGAGATTACATTGAATTAGTAATGTGGGCTCAAGGAGGTGATGTACAAGCTTTAACAGAAGTTCCAACACCTGGAGTAGGAGGAAATGGTAATGTAGGAGTTCCATCAATTATAGCAACAGTTACACAAATAAAATAATAAATGACAACACATGTTTTAACTCAAGAGGAACTTACTCAAGTTCAAGGTTTACAATCTAAAAGAGATCAACTAACAATTGATTTTGGTTACATTGAATTTAGAATTCAAGAATTAGAATTACAAAAAGAATCCCTTATTGAACAACTTAGTCAACTAAAATCTCAAGAAATTAAAGTTGGTCAAGAATTTCAACAAAAATATGGTGAGGGAAGTATCGATATAGCCAAAGGAGAATTCACCACTTCTAATTAATTTTGACTTTTTCTGTAATATTTATTACGGAATAAAATCAAAATAATTTTAGAAACATGGCATCAACACTAATATCACCTGGCGTACTCGCTTTAGAAAACGACAACTCCTTTATTACGCAACAACCTATTACTGTAGGAGCTGCTATTATTGGTCCTACCGTTTATGGTCCCGCAGAAGTTCCAACAATTGTTACTTCATATAGCGACTACCAAAACAAATTTGGTACTACTTTTTTAAGTGGTAGTAACGTTTACACGTATTTTACCTCAATTGCTGCTTTTAACTATTTTAACAATGGTGGTGAAAGTTTATTAGTAGCTAGAGTAGTAACTGGTAGTTTTACTTCAGCAACAACAGCAACAGGTTCAGTAACAGGAGCTAATGGAGGTGGAGTATCAATTCTTAATACTACGGGTTCCGAAGCCTTAACTTTAAATACTATATCTCAAGGTATTATAATGAACAGTTCAGGTACACTAGACTCTAGTGGTTCCTTATCTGCCTCGGGTTCAGCAAATAATATTAGATGGCAAATCACCAACAATGATTCAGGATCTGGTACTTTTGCTTTATTAATTCGTCAAGGAGATGATAATACTAATAATCCTGTTGTGTTAGAAACTTGGACTAACTTATCAATGGATCCAACAGCTCCAAATTATGTAGCTAGAGTGATTGGTAACCAATATAAATCATTCTCTATAGATGGTGATGGCGGTTCACAAATTATAACAAATGGAGATTACCCAAATAATTCTAAATATGTTTATATAAAAACAGTTAATACTCCTACTCCACTATATTTTGATAATAATGGTAATCCAAAAGTACAATACACTGGTTTACTTCCTGCTAATGCAAGTGGTTCATTTATTGGTGCTACAGGAACTTTATTTGTAGGAGGTAATGCTGCTTATTATAATAACATTACTTCAAGCGTAACTAATATTCAAGGAATATCTGCTAGTGCTTATAACAATATGATTAGTTTATTAGCTAATCAAGATGATTATAAATTTAATATATTATTAACCCCTGGTTTATGTGCTTCTGAAGCTAATTTAGGTGCATCTCAAGTAACAACTATTATTAATAATACTCAAAACAGAGGAGACAATATTTACATTTCAGATTTAGTACCTTTTAGTTCAAGTATTAATGCTGTAACTAGTACAGCAAATTCAAAGAATACTTCATACGCTGCTTCTTACTGGCCATGGGTTCAAACAATCGATCCAGACTCAGCTAACTTAGTATGGGTACCAGCTTCAACATTAGTAGCAGGTGTTTATGCTTACAACGATAACGTATCTGAACCTTGGTTTGCACCAGCAGGTATTAACAGAGGTGGATTAGGTACAGTAGTTAGAGCTGAAAAGAAATTAACTCAATCAAACCGTGATACTTTATACACAAATAAAGTTAATCCAATCGCTACTTTCCCTGGAACAGGAGTTGTAGTTTACGGACAAAAAACTTTACAAACTAAAGCAAGTGCTTTAGATCGTGTAAATGTTCGTCGTTTGTTAATTTCTCTTAAATCTTATATTTCTCAAGTAGCAAATAACTTAGTATTCGAACAAAATACAATTGCAACTCGTACAAGTTTCTTGAACCAAGTTAATCCATACTTAGAATCAGTACAACAAAGACAAGGTTTGTATGCTTTTAAAGTAGTGATGGATTCAAGTAACAATACTCCTGATGTAATTGATAGAAACCAATTAGTAGGACAAATTTACTTACAACCAACTAAGACTGCTGAATTCATTTACTTGGACTTCAACATCTTACCAACTGGAGCAACTTTCCCTGGTTAATTTTTTTAAAAAAATAATATTTATAACAAAACAAATAAATAAATAAAATGGCAGTATTAGATCCAAACGAAATATTTTTCACAGCCTTTGAACCAAAACAGGCCAACCGATTCATTATGTATATTGACGGTATACCAGCGTATGAGATTAAAGGTGTTAGTGCAGTCACGTTAACCCAAGGTACTGTACCTTTAAACCATATTAACGTACAACGTTTTGTGAAAGGTAAAACTACATGGAGTCCTATTACCTTTACATTATTTGATCCTATCACTCCTTCTGGAGCTCAGGCAGTAATGGAATGGGTACGTTTACACCACGAATCAGTAACAGGTCGTGATGGTTATAGCGATTTCTATAAGAAAGATTTAACATTTGACGTATTAGGACCAGTAGGTGATATTGTTTCAGAATGGATTATCAAAGGTGCGTTAATTACATCCGCTAACTTTGGTGAATATAGTTGGGATACAGAAAACACAGCTGTAAACTTAACTATGGAAGTACAACCAGATTACTGTGTATTGAATTTCTAATTAAAATTAAAAGTAAATCAAAGAAAGCTCGCATTTTTTGCGAGCTTCTTTTTTTATTATATATTTATATAGGACAATAAAGTTATAACAAATAAAAATTATGGAAGAAAATAAATTTAAATTACCTACCGAAATGGTAGAATTACCTTCAAAAGGTTTATTGTATCCGGAAGGAAACCCTCTTCGTGAAGGCAAGATTGAAATGAAATATATGACCGCTAAGGAAGAAGATATTTTAACAAATCAAAATTACATCAAACAAGGACTTGTAGTTGATAAATTGTTACAATCATTGATTGTAACTAAAATCAATTATAATGATTTGTTGATTGGTGATAAAAATGCTATTATGTTAGCGGCTCGTGTTTTATCTTATGGAGCTAGTTATGAATTTGAGTATGATGGTATTAAACAGGAAGTAGATTTAAGTTCCATTGAACCAAAACCATTACATCCAGAAGTATTAAATTCAACATCAAATGTATTTAGTTTTGTTCTTCCTTATTCAAATAACACTTTAACTTTTAAATTACTTACTCACGGTGATGAAGTTAAAATTGAGGGTGAATCAAAAGGACTTAAAAAACTAAATAAAGAAACTACTAGTGATGTTACTGTAAGATTGAGTCATATGTTATTAAGTGTTAATGGATCATCAGAAAATAAAGATATTAGAGATTTTGTTAATAATTATTTTTTAGCTAAAGATGCTAGAGCATTTCGTCAATACTATAGTGAATTAAGTCCTGACGTAGATATGAAAGTAACATTACGTACCTCAGAAGGCGGTGAGGAGGACGTTGATTTACCAATTGGGATTAACTTTTTTTGGCCTGACGCCTGAGTATAGATTAAGTGTATTTAATCAAATACACGAAATTGTATTTAATGGGAATGGAGGATATGATTGGAGTACTATTTATAATATGCCTATTTGGTTAAGAAATTTTACATATAATAAATTAAGGGAACATTACGAAAATAAAAATCCACAAAAAGATGTAGTTGAAGAATCAATTAAAAACTTAAAATCAGAAAAAAATAATAATCTTATAACACCCCCATCTTATATTACAAAGGCATCTAAAAAATGATGCCTTTTAATATTTATAATAAACAATTTTTTCTATGGCAAAAAAAGTAGGAGATATAGACGAAAAAATAATTAAAAAAATACGAGAAGACTCTATAGGATTACTTAATGACTTAGATTCTATTGGAAAAAGTATTAGTTCTTCTTTAAGAGAAGTTAGCAGAGCAACTGGTGAAAGTACAGAAGCATATAAAGAAAGTTTTAATGCTGCTAAAGCTTTAGGAGATGCTATTGCTAAAACAGACTCAAAAACATTAGCTTCTAAAAAACAACAAGCTGCTTTTGAAGATAAAGTTCGTAAAGCCCAAGAAGAAGCTATTAAATTAGAAGCCAAAGCCGCTAGATTAAGAACAGAAACAGTTAATCTATCAGCAAAACAAGCTAGAGAGGCGTATCGTGTAGCTAGATATTATGAAGACGGTGCTGAAAAATTACGTGAACAGGCTAAACAAGCTGGAAAAATAACAGACCAGTTTGAAAAATTAAATGAACAAACTAAAGTTTTTGATGATGTAGCAGAATTTTTTCATGAAATACCAGGTCTTAGTAAAGTATTTGGTGAATTTCAAAAAGCATCAGACGCTGCTCGAGAAGCAGCATCCGAAGGTGGAAATTCTTTTGTTGCTGGTGCTAAACAATTAGGAGGAGCATTTACAAAATTATCATCTGCTTTTACTTTAGGTTTACTAGTTGAAGGTTTAGGTGAAGCGGATAAAAGAATGGTTTCTTTAGGTAGAAACTTAAATAAATCCGCAGACGAGAGTGAAAGATTAATGAAAGGTTTCAATGCTGCTGCTCGTGGTATGGAAGGCCTTACAGGAGGTGAACTTCAGGCAGCTGCTGAAAGTTTAGCTACTTCTTTAGGTACCACTGCTGTAGCTAGCATGGATACAACTAAAGAATTAGCAGCCCAAGTAAAATTTATGGGATTGTCCGCTGATGAAGCTAATGATTTAGAAAAATACTCAGCAGCAACAGGACAAAACATTAAAGATACAGGAAATGCTATTAGAGGAGAAGTTATGTTAAGTAACTATCGTAATAAAACAGCAATTTCTTATCAAGCTATTACTAAAGATGTATCAAAGGCAAGTGCTGCTATAAAATTATCAACAGCTGGAATTGGAGGAAATCTTACTCAAGCAGCTATTGCTTCTAAAAAATTAGGTTTAGATTTAGCAGGAGTAGACAAAATTGCTGGTTCATTATTAAATTTTGAAGAATCAATTTCAGCTGAAATGGAAGCTGAATTGCTTACTGGTCAAGATTTAAATTTAGAAGATGCTAGACGATTAGCTTTAAATAATGATTTAGCAGGTGTTGCTAATGAAATTGGAAAACAAGGAATAACATCAGAAAAATTCAGTCGAATGAATCGTATTCAACAAGAAGCTACAGCAAAAGCTTTAGGTATGAGTAGAGATGAAATGGCTGAAATGTTCCAAGAACAAAAAGCATTAGCAGCTTATAGTGCTAAAGATAAAACAGACTTAGAAGAATCAGTAAAAAAAGAATTAGAACAAGTTGATGTTTTAAAGAAACAAGGTAAATTAGAAGAAGCTAAAAATTTAGAAAGAGAAATTTCTAAAAAATTAGGAAATGAGGAATTAGAAAGACAATTAAAAAACCAAACCATAGCAGAAAAACAAAAAGAAGCTACAGAAATGATGGCTGAGTCTATGGATAAACTGGTAGGATTAATAAAACCAATTTCTGATGCTTTTAGTTTTATAGCTCATAATGCTGAAACTATAGTTAAAGCTTTACTTTTACTTACTGGAGGTAGCATGATTGCTAAATTTGGTAAATTAACAGGTGCTTTTAAAGGATTAGGAGGGATGATGGGTCAAGTAGCTTCGGCTGCTACTGGAGCAGCAGCTGCTGCTGGTGGTGGAGCAGGAGCGGCAGCAGGAGCAGCAGCAGGTGGTGCGGCAAGTGCTGGGGGACAAGCAGCAGCTGCTGTTACTAAAGGTGGTGGTGGTTTTTTCTCTAATTTGTTTAAAGGAGCTAAAGGATTATTAGGAAAATTAAATCCATTAACAGCAATTAAAGGAGCAGTAAAATCAGCAGGTGGTATTGGTGGATTCTTTAAAACAGCACTTAAAAAAGTTCCTTTATTAAATACAATGTTAACTGGTTTTTTTGCTTACAATGATATTAAAAGTTTAATTGAAAATCCTATAGGTGAAGATGGACAACCCTTATCTAAAGAAAAATTATCTGAAGAAGTAGGTAAAATAGTTGCTGGTGGTTTAGGTGGAATTTTAGGTGGTGCTGTAGGTACTGCTATTGGAGGACCATTAGGAACTGTAGTTGGAAGTATGGGAGGTGAATGGTTATTTAAAAACTTATTAGGCCTATTCCCAGAAGCAGCATCTGGATTAGGAGAAGCAATTATTCCTATGTTTGGTGCTAAAGAGAAAAAAATGGCAACAGGTGGTATAGTAACGGGTCCTACACGAGCATTAGTTGGTGAAGCAGGTCCAGAAGCTGTAGTACCTTTAACTAAATTCTATGAAAAAATGGATGAATTAATAAGCGTTATAAAACAAGGTGGAAACGTATACTTAGACGGAACTAAAGTAGGTACAGCAATGAACGTAAGCACTTACAGAGTTCAATAATTTTAATATTTATAACAAAACACAACTATGGGATTATTAGATAAATTACAAACCGCAGGATCAAATTATTCAGCTTATGATGGTAAGAATCCAACTAAATATGATGGTGTATCTCAATACCAAAAAGATTTAGCAACATCAAATTTAGACTTAGATGGTAAACAACCAAAAGTCTATGATAAAAAATCTAATTATGCTACTGATTTAGCTGTTTCTCAATTAGATTTAAATGGATTAGCACCTAAAGTAAACGGAAAATTACCTTATTTAGACAACTTACCTAAATAATAATGGGTTTAATTGACCTTAAAACGGATCTTAAGTCCCTAAGATATGGGAACGACAGGGTTTATGGAGGTAATAGTGGACAACCATATATTACTACTCCTATCCCTGATGAAATTTCTCTCTAT